CTAGAAGAGCTTCTATTGGTGGATATTTCTGCTCTTGACCCTGAAGATGAACTGATGTTTACACAAGAAAATTCAGAATTACTTATGAGAAATGCAAGTGATTTTGACACTTGGGTTACAGAGACCGTGAGTGATCTTGAAAATTTTACTGGGAACAAGTAGACGAAATAAGAGGTCTGCTTGAAAAATACGTAAAACAATCAGATCAAATTGATATAGATAAATATTTATCTATATGTGAACAGTTAGGTGAAGAGCCAGACCCTAATAAGATGCCGCTCGAGACTTCAAATTTTCCTTATGAAGTCCAAGTGGCATTTTTTATATTTGGCTTTCTCGAAGATAACTGGGATGGAATGTCGGGTAGCTACCTAGGGAAGTTTTGGGGTAATATAGAATACTTATTTAAAGTATACGAAGTAGACGAAGTACGAACTATTTTGTACATAATGAAAATGTGGGAAGGTATACTTATTATTTATAGACAAAAGAAATCAGAGGATAAGAGAAAAGCAGACGAGCGCAGGTCTGCCGGCGGTGGAAAAAAGTTCACCCATAACGTGAAAGGCTAATGGCAGATACAATAACGGTAAAATTCAAAGTCACGGAGGACGGTAGCTTAAAGCAAGTTACTAATGAGTCTAAAAAAGCTGCAAAAGGCTTAGACAATGTAGGCAATAGTGCTCGTAATGCTGATCGTAATCTTAAAGGAGCTGCTCAAGCTTCTTCTAATGGTACAAAAAACTTTTCTAAAATGGCACAAGGCACAGGAGGTCTTGTAGCCGCTTACGCGACTCTTGCGGCTAATATATTTGCTATATCTGCCGCTTATGGGTTTTTGAAAAGAGCAGGAGATTTAGTAGCTCTAACAAAAGGACAAGAAGCTTACGCTTTAAAAACAGGTAGATCTATGAAACTTCTTACCTCTCGTATGCAAGAAGCCACGGGAGGCTTATTAGGTTTTGATGAAGCGTCACAAGCAGCGGCTATTGGTACAGCAGCAGGTCTATCTTCGGATCAATTACAAGGATTGGCAAAACTTGCTAAAAATGCATCGGTAGCTTTAGGAAGAGACTTGACAGATTCATTTAATAGGCTTACAAAAGGTGCAATTAAAGCTGAACCAGAATTACTAGACGAATTGGGTATCATTCTTAGATTAGAAAAAGCCTCGGCGGATTATGCAAGAGTATTGGGTAAAAATGTAGATGAGTTAACTACTTTTGAAAAGTCACAAGGCATAGTAAATGCCGTACTTCAACAAGGTAATGATAAGTTTGATGATGTAGGAGATAATGTTAATCAAATAGCAAGACTAGGAAAAGCTTTTGACGATCTTGTAAAAAGTCTTATGAAGTTTATAGAGCCTTTTGCAAGTTTCTTTGCGGAAGCTTTAGCTGATAATGTAAGAGCTCTAGCCGCCGCTTTTGGTATATTAGGGTTGTCTATAACAAGAGCACTGGCTCCTGCTCCTGCTCAATTCGCTAATATAGCCACTATGGCGGAACACTCTAAACAAGCTTTAATGGGTGCGGCGGGTACTGGAATAACCGGTAAAAAAATAGCAGGAGGCGATTTTTCTACAGCAAATCTCAATGCTATAGATAAAGGATCAGGTTTAAAAAGCGGAAAATCTAGTGTTGTTGATCAAATGAAAATGACTCAAAAAGAATTTAAAACACATACAGCAGTTATTAGGGCAGATCATGCAAGAATGGTGGCTGCAAATACTAGAGGATTTGGTAAATACTATGCGGACTTTATAGCATATCTTCGAGGAATGGAAGCAGAGCATGGTAAAACAATGGGTCGTATAAAAGCTGCAGGAGCCATAATGGCTTCAGGACTTGGAAAGGTATTAAATGCGGTGGCAATTGTAGGTATGCTTTCTTTAGCAATTACTATGGTTAAAGAATTTATTGAATATTTTAAAGATCCTGCGCTAAAGAAAATGGAAACAAATGCAAGAAGTCTTCAAGCTGCTTATCAAGATCAAAATGTAGAAATTAAACAAATGCTGGCTGATTTAGAATTATCGAAAACGTTTTCTGAAAGTTTAACACAACAAGCAAATATGTTAGGTAATCAAGCTTTTCCAGGTATAAAGGCAATGGCAGAAAATCTAGAAGGAGCTAAACTAGCTTTAGAAACTATAAAGATAGGTGATGGGGGAGGTTATGTAGGACAAATGGTAACTACAACCACTGAACAAGAGTCAGGTAATATAGGTGTAAATCTTGGAGCTATACAAGAATTTGCACAATCTTTAAAGATTCAGTTAGATATGTTAAAAAGCTTCGGCTTAGAATCAGAAGAAATAACAGCACAGCGAGAAAAGTACTTAGCTATAGAATCAGCTATAGCAACGGTAGCTACGCAAGGAAGATCGAAACCAGGTGCAACAGACGAAGAAAGCCTTGCTGCTATAAAAGCTTATAATGACGGAGTTACTTTTCTTAAACAAAATCTTTCAGGAGCTAGAGAGGGGGCCGTAGCTTTAAGTACTTCTTTGGCTCCTGATGCAGCGGCAATAACTGATATAAAAGAAGCCTCACTAGCTTTTGAGAAGTTTAGAGACGGTTTAAATCATGCACAATCTTCTTATAATACTTTTATACAGTTTGGAAACAGATTCGCAGATCAACTAGATCAGTTAGAGAACAAGTCCGAAGGAACATCTATAGGAACAGCTTTAACTAGTGCTGAAGTTGCTTCTTTTGAAAGCTTTTTAGGTCTCAAAACTGAAGAGGAAAAAAAGACATTTAAAACTTTAACTTTGCTAAAGGCGAAAGAAAAAGTAGAAGAAAGAATAAAAGCTGTACGAAGTGCCGAAAATATAATAGAAAAAGGCATACTAGAAACTAAGACAAAACATTTACAAGCTCTAAGAGGGGCTGATAAAATAGAAACTGCGGTTTTAAATGCAAAAAATAAAGTAGCTTTAACAAATGGAGAAATAAATAAAATTGAAAGTAAAATAACCCATGAAAAAAGCTTAGGAGTAAAACAAGACTCTACCGCAATAGCTAAGTTAGAAGAACAAGTTAGAGGTTTAAAAGCCAAAAGAAACTTAGAACAAGATATAGCAAACACTAAAGTAGCTCAAGAGGACATAGAGCAAAGTATTTTTGATTTAAATACTTCAGGAGAATTAACAAAAGCGAAAGAAGCACTATTATCTTTAGAGGAAAAGTCCTTAAAAATCGCACAAGAAAAAGAATCTTTAGCGCAGAAAGATAGAGATCGTGCCACAACTCAAGCAAAGAGAGGTTTTAAGCAAAGCTCTCCTTTCTCTTCTCTATTCCAAGGTAAGTTTGATGCAAAAATAGAACATGCTCAAGCAGTAAAAGAAAGAGAAGAAAAAGTAAAAGCTCTTGAAGCAGAGCGTAAGATGAAAGAAGATTTAATAGAAATGGAATATACTCTTCTTGATGCCAAACTTATGCAATTACAACTGGAAATGCGCTTAAAAGTAGCGGATACAAATAACGGTTTAACACCAGGCGAAAGATTTGCATTAGGGTACAGAGCCAATGAAGTAGACGTATCAAGAGGAAAGATACCAGGAATGAAAGCAAGAGCACTAGCAAACGCAGGAAAGACAGAAACCTCGGGCATTGCAGATATAGATGAAGGGATTGCAGCTCTTGCAGATAAAAAGAAAGACTTAGAAGATATACAAGTTCTTACTAAAGGTATTGCGGAGAGCTTATCTTCGGGTATGTCTCAAGCGTTTGCCGACATGGCAACGGGTGCGAAAAGTGCAAAACAAGCTTTTGCAGATATGGCAAAATCTATATTATCAAATATAGCATCTATGATTGCAGAAATGTTAGTCATGCAAATGATTAAAGGTATGTTTGGATTATCTTTTGAAGGTGGTGGTGTTATGAAAGAAGGCAAAAAAGTACCTTCTTACTCCACAGGAGGAATTGCTAGGGGTTCTTCTCAGGGTCATCCAGCAATACTTCACGGCACAGAAGCAGTCGTTCCTCTACCAAACGGAAAATCTATTCCAGTAGAAATGAAGAGCGGAGGAGAAACAAATAATAATATTGTAGTAAACATCTCTACAGATGGGCAATCTAGCAAACAAGGTAGTACTGGACCTGATATGGATAAACTAGGAAATGCAGTAGCTTCCGCAGTACAGATAGAGTTACAAAACCAAAAACGATCGGGTGGAATACTCAACCCATATGGAGCAGCATAATGACTATAGGTATAAAAAACGATTCCAATGCTCTGTTAGCAACACCTGATAAATCAATGACAAAGCAAAGTGCTCCTCGAGTACTCACTGCTACTTTTGGTGATGGATACGAGCAGCGTATTGCAGATGGAATTAATACTTTAAATGAAACTTATTCATTAACTTTTGCAACTCGTGAAAAAGCAGATATAGATGATATAGTAGCGTTTTTAGATGCTAAAAAGGGTGTAAGCAAGTTTACTCTTACTCTTCCCGACACAAATAACACTACACGTACAGGCGAAAGAGATGTTAAAGTAGTAACAACAAACTATTCAACAACCTATGACTATGATAATTTTTATAGTCTTTCACTAGAACTAAAAAGAGTTTTTGAGGCATGAGCAACGTAATTGCAACAGATTTACAAACATTAGAAATTGGGTCACAAGACTCAGGAACTACCGCGTCAGATAATGCACTAGTAGAGCTATTTGAAGTAACTTTACCAGGCCCTGTATCCGGAGAAACTACCTTATATTTTCATCCGGGACTAGACTCGGACTTAACAGACATACAGTTTAGAGAGAGAACAGGCTCTCATGCAGTAAAAACTTATATAGCAATGCCTATGATGTTAGATGGACTAAATCTACAAGCAGATGGGGCTTCTAATAGACCTGCATTAACAATCGCAAATATAGGATCTTTACTACAATCAGCTATGGGGGACTTTAAGTTTGATGACTTAATAGGCCAAAGATTAGTTCGTAGGCAGACTTTAAAAAAATATTTAGTTGGAGAAGATGAAGATGCTTCTCCTCCAGTAGAATTTCCTACTCAACAGTATATAATTGACAGAGTCGCTGCAGAAGACGGAATTTCTATTACTTTTGAAGTAGCAACTCCTTTTGACTTAGAAAATATACAAATACCTAGAAGAGTTGTAGTAGGAAAATACTGTAGTTGGAAATATCAAGGCCATGCCTCGGGAAAAGGTGGAGGATGTACGTGGAATGTTGATGGAGCTGTAAAGTATAATGGAGATGGAACTGTAAGAGCTCATAAAGCCTACTTTGATTTTGACGATAGACCTCTTGTAGCATCAGAAACTTTTGCTGCTTATTCTGCAAGTACCGCTTATACAACAGTATCTTACGTTACTCATGCAAGTAAATTTTGGGTCTGCACTATTGCAGGTACAGGAAATATTCCTTCAATTTCTTCTTCTCATTGGAAAGAGGTTCGTAAATGGACTGAATGGGTTTCAGGGCTTTCTTATACTTTGGGCAGTCTTGTTAGATATAATGGAATAACAATATGGAAAGCTACTGGAAATCCTACTCCTGCAGGACAAATACCTACAGACACTAGTCCTTATTGGGTTCGAGAAGATGTATGTGGAAAAACACTACAATCTTGTAAAGCTCGATATGGTTTTAAACCTTCAGTACTTACAAGTGCAAACCAAAAGCCAGAAGGATCAACAAACGGAGCAGCTCGTTTACCTTTCGGATCATTCCCAGGAACTTTGAAGTATTAATTATGATAGAATTTTTAGAGGAAATGCAAGAACATTTTGAAAAGTGGTACCCCCGAGAAGGTTGTGGAGTACTTGCAGTAATAAAGGGGGACTTAAAATGGTTTCCTTGTGATAACGTAGCTACAGATGAAGATGATTTTATAATCTCATCCAAGCAATATATAGATATATCCCATAAAGGAGATATAACTGCTGTAGTACATAGTCATCCCGATGCAAGCAATGAGCCATCAGAAGCTGATATTAAATATTGTAATGCCACAGGTCTTCCTTATTATATATTTAGTTATCCTGCTATGGACATGCATATACTACAGCCACAAAAAGAAACTAAAAACTTATATGGCAGAGAGTATGAATTTGGTAGAAATGATTGTTTTGAATCTTCGAGAGACTACTATATTAATAAAGGTTTGGATATACCTTCTCGCCCTCTTTTTGAAGATGATTGGTGGGAAAAAGGTCTAGATTATTTTACTGACGAGTACATTAGTACTTGGGGTTTTGAAAAAGTTGAAGGAAATATGCAAAAAGATGACTTACTCATTTTTACAATAAAGGGTAGAGTAGGAAACCATTGTGGTGTATATCTTGGAGAAGACTTATTTTATCACCATGCAGAAAACAGGCTATCATGCCGAGAAAACTTATACCCTTTTTGGAAAAAGTATATAACTGGAGTTTATAGATATGCAACATAGTGTTTACCTACAAGGAGAGCTAGGAGAGAGATTTGGTAGTAAGTTTGTTGTAAATACAGATAATTATAGAGATATTTTTAAATGTATAAATGCAAACCGCCCCGAGTTTTTACCTTATCTACGAAAGTGCCACGATGAAGACGTAAATTTTATTGTAGAAACTGCAGGAGAACAAATAGATCAAGAAGACCTACTTATACCTTTAAAGGAAGGAGATGTAACTATTGCTATTGCTCCAGCAGGCTCAAAAAGTGGAATAGGAAAAATTATAGCTGCTGTTGTACTTGTATTTTTTGTACTCCCCTTGATAGGAGGAACAGTTTTTGTAGGCCCAGGAATGACTACGATGGAGGGCATAGGAGCAGCCCTGACGACAATGTCAGGTAAAGCAGTAGCACTACTAGCTGTTAATTTAGCTCTTTCAGGAATACAACAAATGATGGCACCTGATCCTGCCGTTGATCAAGATAGTCCTACTAATTATCTTTTTAGTGGGGGCGCTTCAAATTCTGTTGAAGGAGATCCTATTCCTATATTATACGGAGAGTTAAGAGTTCCTGGTAGACCTATTTCTGTCGATGTAAGACAAGGAGGAAATGGATCAGCAGCAGGCAGTACTATACAAGATTTTATAAATAATACTACAACAGATTCCGCAAATAATACTAATATAACACAGACACCGACGCAGGAGAAATAGTAATGCCAATGCCTAATCTTAGATGGAAAGACATATATGAAGTTGATAGTTACTATAGTCAACTAAATGCAAAAGATAGACAAACAATATCAGTTACAGATCTTATAGCAGAAGGTCCTATTTATGGGCTTGTTGATGGAGCAGCTTCTGTATACCTAAACGATGATAGAGTTTTGCCTTTATCTGAAGCAGCTACTTTTCATAGTCAGGGGCCTGCTACTGTTGCACTAACTGCCAATTCTCCAACAGCTACTATTTCTGGAGGAGGTACTACTCCTATTATACAATCTGAAAATGGAGATAAGTATTTAATTGTTAGAAAAGGCCGAGGACAAAAATTTGTAACTGCTTCCAATGGATCGGCGGGAACAGATGATTTTACTATTACGGCTACTTTAACTACTGTTAATAATCAAAGTTTTTTTAATAGTTCTATGATTTCTAGTCCAGTAGATATAGATACTCATATACCTGCAAGACTCGGAGTTGTTAATTCTGGAGGAGTAGGAGATGGAGCCTATGGAGAAGGCTTTATAACAAAAGTAACTAGTAACTCTGTTGCAGAGTATGTTCCAGGTACTGGAGGCCCTGCTGGACTATGGATACCTGACGGCTCGTATAGTTTAGAAGTTGATAGAATTGTTAAAATTGCAAGTATCTCAGGAACAACTGTTACTCTAGCAGCTAATTGGGCAGGTACTACAGGTAGTTATAAATTTGATGTAACAGGTGCAATTGTAACTAATTTAGATGTTATAACTCAAAGTCAAACTACTAATTACGAAGGCGTTACTACTCAGTTTAGAGTAGGAACCTTAGCACAAACTCCTTTTACAGGAAGAGGAGGAGAAGGCTCAACTTCTATCAGTAATACTCCAAGTGCGGGAGGAGCTTTAGAGCTAGGACAAAACTATTCAGGTAGTCAAGCCCCCAAAGTTTTAACAGGAAGTTCAGACTCTGGCTTTCGATTAAGTTCTTCTCAACTGCAAGAAGTTGATGAAGCTCGGATAAGTTTTTCGTATCCAGGAGGCCATTATGCTGTAAGCGGTAAAGGTAATGATATGACTACTTTTACTCGTTACAAAACAGAAATAGCTATAAAAAAACCTGGAGAATCTGATTTTGGATCTTATCAAATTTTAAAAAATCCTTTACTACATTCAGGTTTATATAAAAATGCGGTAACTTTTGTTAGTACTATAGACTTAACTGCTTTTAGACCTTTTTCAGATTTTCAAGTAAGAGTTGAAAGAATTAGTAATCATACAGGTCCTGCGTATAAAACACAAACAGAAACTTTTCATGATTGGCAAATGAGTGCCTCTTCTAATCTTTCAGGTACTACTTGTGTTATAAAAGATATTTTAACACATCCTTTTTCTTCTCTTGCAAAAGTTACTTTTGATACTAAAAAGTTTCAAAATACTCCTGTAAGATCTTATCATCTTAGGGGTTTAAAAATAAAAGTACCCTCTAACTACGTAACTAGAGAGCAATCTAGTACAGGAGTAGCAAACTATAAACGTAATACTACTACAGGTTTAATTTCTAGCTCCTACCAAGACTGGGACGGCGCTTTTTTGGATGATAAAGTATACAGCAATAACCCTGCTTGGGTATTTTTTGATATACTTACAAATGATCGTTATGGTTTGGGAGACTTTTTACAGTCTACTGATATTGACAAGTATGCTTTATACAGAATCGCACGATATTGTGATGAGCTAGTCGATGATGGCAAAGGCGGTTTAGAGCCTAGATTTACTTGTAATCTTTTTATCACAAAAGCAGCAGATGCTTATAAAGTTTTAAAGGATATAGCCACAGTTTTTCGTAGTATGTTATACTATATTGACGGACAAGTAGTTCCTGTTATTGATGCTCCAAGTGGTCCTGTGTATAATTTTACGGCTGCTAATGTATTAAACGGATCTTTTTCTTACGAAAGTACAGGAAGTAAAACACGAATTAATCAATGTATAGTTACTTGGATAGATCCTGAGGCTAACTATAAGGCATCTCCTCTTATTGTAGAAGATAGACTCAATATTGCAAAAACAGGTAAAATAATATCTCAAGATGCAGTAGCAATGGGAGCTACTAGCGAAGGACAAGCTCTGCGATATGGACGATGGAAGCTTTGGACAGCAGCTAATCAAAGAGAGGTTGTTACTTTCTCTACTGCTTTGAATGCTACTTTTCTTGTTCCTGGCGATATTATAAATATACAAGACGCTAATAGATATGCTGTTCGTATGGGAGGACGTATATCTAATTCAGGAACTACTAGAACGACTACTTCTATACCTTTAGACAGTACAACTAATTTAGTTTCTGGTAGCACATATACATTATCTGTTTTATTTGTAGAACCTGCTGCGTTTACTACAGAAGATGTAAGTATTTCTGGCGTTACTTATAAAAAAGGTGATTTAATAAAACAAGCTTTTCTTACAGGTAGCTCAAGTTTACAAAATATAGATACTGAAGTTAAAGCTTCTAATGCTCGTGCGACAAGCGGAGGAGAAGCTTTAAACTTATCTTGGTCAGATTACACTCGTGTAGAAACTCAAAATGTAACCCCAGCACTTAGTGGAAATAATGTTAATACTATAACCGTAACTACCGCTTTTTCCGCGATACCGGATGCAGAAAGCATATGGGTACTTACACAAACAACAGCCGCAGGATCGGAAGTATTAGGTTCTGCAAAAGAATATAAAGTTCTTGCTATCTCGCAAAATTCTAAAAATGAGTTTGATATTACTGCAGTTGAGTACTATGACCAAAAGTTTTCTGCTATAGATGAAGATTTTACTACTTATATAGCAGATACCGTATACCCCGCTGTAAGATCTAATGATATAGTACCTCCAGTAGTAGATTTATATTCTACTAGTGCTTTAACTCCTACTCAAATAGGAGAAGAGTTGGTTATACATTGGAGTCCTCCTGTAGCAGTGGGTAAAACAGTAAATGCCGCGACCGGAGCGGAAGAAACAACAGAAGGTACATACGAACATTTAGCAGGTTACGAAATAATTCACACTTTCCCAGATATAGAAAGTCCTATACTAATAGATAGTGGTAATCAAACTACTTGGAAATTTAGCGGAATTGAAGATGGTACATATGAAGTAGCTGTTAAAGCTATTAATGTACTTCAAAATGTATCGATACCTGTAGTAATTTCAGTAACAGTAAGTGATAAATATCAAGAAAATGTTCCTCGTTTTTCTGCAGGAGGCATTACTTTTGGAGGAGATATAAGTGTAGGTGTAAGAACAAGAACTGTAGGATCTACTACTACTTTCGAATTCACAAATAATCAATATAAATTTAAAGCCCCTAGTGCACTTGCTAGTGTTATAAAAAATACAAGTACAGATGCAGGTACTTATAAGCAGGACATAAGTAATTTACCTATTATAACAAAAACATCTCAAGCTGCTCCAGGAGAGTTTATAATAGAGCATACTTATGTACTTATAGATGCAAGTGATGCTTCTGATCGTATAAAATTAATTTCTTATAATAGAGAACAAGGTAAAAGTCCTTTTTGGTATAACGTAGACGCAGGGGGAGGGACTAGTAAATATGGCTCTGCATTATCAGGAACTTTTAATAAAGTAGCCAACTCTTCAAAAGTAGTAGGAGTAGGAACAGCCTTTACTACAGAAATACAAGAAGGGGATGTCTTAAAATTAGGCGTTGACGAAGTGAGTGTAGCCTCTGTACAAAGCAATGGAATACTATATTTAACAAGACCAACATCAACATCTCATAGTTCCGTACAAGGTTTTATACCGAATATAAGGATAGATTTTGTTAGCGACTGTGTAATTGCAAAAGTATACAGACTATCTACAGGTTATGTTATGGAGCCGTATGTTAAAGCTGTTGCTTCTAAAAAGAAAGCTGATGATCTGCTAGACCCTACAACTATTCGTTCCGACCATGTTGATACAACGTCGGAAACAGGAGGAAACCTAGGAAAATTTGTAACTAGTTTAGATACTAACTCAAATAGTACCGTATATGAAACATCTATTTTGGACGCGGATTCTATAATTAGTAGAGAAATACAATTATTTCCATCAGGGACTACGGCTCCTACAATTACAGGTACCGATGCTAATCCTATTCTTAACGGAGCAGGAATTGATTTAAAAGCAGACGGAGATGTTTATATAGGTAGTTTTGCAGATACAAAATACCTGTTTTATGATCACTCAGCAGGAACTCTAACTTTTAGAGGTACTTTAGATCTTGAAGATTCCGTTCAGGATAGTGCTTCTTTTCGTACTTTAACGGCAGATGTAGCAACAATAGGCACGTTAAACACTACTATGCTGGATTCAAATGCAATTGTTACTAGAGACATACGAGTAGGACCTTCTGCAGAAGTAACAATAGGTGACTTTATAGTAGGAAGAGAATACTATATTACAAGCTTAGGAGATGTAACTCAAGCCCAGTGGAATACAACAGCAGGAACATCCGGAGATACTTATAACTTAGGTACTGTTTTTACAGCTGCAACTACAGGCTCAGGAGGCACCACAGGCAAGGCAAGAGACAGAACTACTGTAGCAAAAATAAGTGGCAGTACTCTCACAGGAAAAGGTGCACACCTTAATCAAGGCGGAGACTTTTATGTGGGCAGTTTTGCACAAGATAAATATATTTATTTTGATCAATCTGCAGGAAATTTAACAATTCGTGGAAATATTAATGCAAATGATATCCAAGCAGGTACCATAACAGGAGTTGGAGTTAAGGGTGGTAGTATGCCCGATGCCAATAATGCTCCTTCAGGCTCAGAAACAGGTGCCTTTATGGAACTTACTCAAGGTAAGCTGATTTTTGGTAATGCAAGTAAGTATATTTGGTGGAACGGAACAAACTTAGAAATTAATGGTGTTACTATTAGTGATGCTACTTTAGCAAATAGCTCTGGTTTTGCAACTGAAACTTTTGTTAATACAGCAATCAGTAATGTTGTAGGCAGTGCCCCTGCAGCTTTAGATACTCTAAATGAATTAGCTGCAGCTTTAGATGATGATGCTAATTTTCACTCTTCTGTAACAACTAGTTTATCTAACAAAGTAGGTACTACATCTCCTCAGGCTCTAACAAGTGCCGCAAATGCTTTAACTATTAGCGGAAACACTATTAGCTTGGCACGAGCAAACGGAGACACAGATACTGTTTCAATACCAGCAGGAGCCTCTCCAAGAACTGACGAAGAAATTCGTGACTTAGCCGCAGGCATTCTTACAGCAGGTACTAATGTATCCATAGTTAAAAATGATGCTGCAAATACGGCAACTATAAGCTCTACAGATACAAATACACAATATACTGCAGGTTCTGGTTTATCTTTGTCTGGTACTACTTTTAGTAACTCTGCTCCTGATCAAACTGTTTCTTTAACGGGAGGAAGCAATGTTAGTGTTTCAGGAACATATCCAAACTTTACAATAGCCTCTAGCTTTACTAACACACAAAGAAGTGATGAAGAAATTCGTGACTTAGCAGCAGGGATACTTACTGCAGGCACTAACGTTAGTATAGCTGTAAACGATGCCGCAAATACGGCAACTATAAGCTCAGTAAATACAGAGTATACTGCAGGTTCTGGACTGTCTTTATCAGGTACTACTTTTAGTAACTCTGCTCCTGATCAAACTGTTTCTTTAACAGGATCAGGCTCTACTACCGTGTCTGGAACATATCCTAATTTTACAATTTCTTCAACAGATACAAATACAAATACTCAAAGAACTGATGAAGAAATAAGAGATGTAGCAGCTTCTATTATTACAGCAGGTACTAATGTAAGTGTTGTAAAAAATGATGCATCTGACACAGTAACTATAAGCTCTACAGATACAAATACACAATATACTGCAGGCTCTGGTTTATCTTTGTCTGGTACTACTTTTAGTAATTCTGCTCCTGATCAAACAGTTGCACTTACAGGTGCAGGTACAACATCTATTACCGGAAGTTATCCTAATTTTACCATAACTAGTAGTTCTGATAGCGGGGATGCCTCAGAATTGGGAGGAGAACTTCCCTCTCACTATTTAAATGTTGATACTCAGTTTGGAGGAGATGTTTCAGGAAAATATAATGCAATAGTTATAGCAGATGATAGCCATAATCATACTATTGCCAATGTAGATGGACTACAGGCTGCTTTAAATGGTAAAGTAGATGACAGTCAAGTTTTAACAAATGTACCTTCTGGAGCTTTATTTACTGATACTAATATTAATTATTTCTTAAATGGTATTACTAAAAGTGGTAATACTTTAACATTTAGTGTAAGTGGAGCAACAAATCAAACGTTTACATTTGGTACAAATGCATTTACGTCTCATGCAGCCCCTCACTATACTTCAGCTATAGTCTCCTCCGATGTTACTAGTGCTTTGGGATTTACTCCAGGAACCTCCAGTCTAACTCTTGGTACTAGTTCCTCAACAGCACTCGCAGGAAATACTTCTATACCTCAGGGAGATATTACTAATGTTACTGCAACTGCTCCAATTACAGGAGGTGGCACTACAGGCTCTATAAGTATAGGAATAACACAAGCTTCTGCAAGTGCGAACGGTTACTTAAGCTCTACAGACTGGACTACTTTTAATAATAAGAGTACTTTTGATGGAGCTTATGCAAGTTTATCTGGTAAACCTACTTTATTCGATGGAGCTTATGCAAGTTTATCTGGTAAGCCTACTTTATTCGATGGAGCTTATGCAAGTTTATCTGGTAAGCCCACTCTACTAACTCTTGGTAATACTTCGTCAACAGCACTCGCAGGAAATACTGCAATACCTGTAGATCTTACAGTTAGCGGAGCAGGTACTGTTCATGCAAATAACTATATTAATACTCAATATGTTGCCGCGACTAGTAGTACTTTTGGGCTTGTAAAGATAGGGTTTACTGAAGATATAGCTGCAAGAAACTATCCTATAGAACTATCAAGTGGAAAAATGTTTGTAAATGTTCCTTGGGTAAATGATAATACTACTAGTTTTAATATACAATGTGAAACAGGAGTACAAACCCAGTTAGGTACTGCCGAAGAGATAAATGCAGGAGAAACTATCATCTTTAGAGCAACGGGCCAAAGCACTATTCTTCGTAATGGAAATACAATTACTGTGGGTTCATCAAGTCCAGGTACTATTTCCCAAGTTAATATAACGGCAGGAGATCATTTAACAGGTAGCGTTAATACTACTTCGGGAGTGCACCTTCAAACATTAGATGTAGCGGAAAATACCTCAAGTTCTGCAGGAGTTGTAGCTTCAGGTTCAGGACAATCAAATAAAGTCTGGAAAACAAACTCTTCTGGAGACCCTGCATGGCGAGATGATGAAGGGGGTGTAACAGCAGTTGCTAATAATTCTGGACTTTCAATAAGTGGTACCACTATAGATACAGCAGGTAATTTAAATACAATTGCCACAGCTAGCACAATACCCTCTTTGTCCGTGGATTTCTTGGAAGCAGGAACGATAAATGCAAACCATATAGCAGCAGATACTATAGTTGCAAGCCATATTGATGCAGATGCTATTACTTCAGAGCAGCTACAGATCTCTGCAGATAGTGGAAATGATAGAATACAAATGGATGGAACAAATAATGTAATTAAGATATTTTCGGGTGGAGTTCTAAGAGTTAAGATCGGAAATCTGGCTTAATACCATGGAAAAAATATATCTTGACATAACACCTCAACTTAGCTATAATTCTGTAATGGAGGAAATCAAATGACAGCAGCCCGTTACGACCTAGTCATCGACCAAGGATCCGACTTTGCGATAGAGTTTACAGTA